TTCAATGACAATGACCTGTTTGGGGAATCGCCGTATAACGCGTTAAAAAAATTACTTGAAGTACAGGACACAACAGATAAAGGGGTAATCCATGCGGTAAAAAACAGTGGAATTATCAAATGGCTGGTGCAATTTCAGACTCCTATGCGGCCGGAAGACTTGAAGAAAAATGTACAGGATTTCGTAGATAATTACATGAATTTGGAGAGCTCTACATTTGGGGCAGCAGGAGTAGATGCGAAAGCAACAGCGCATAGAATCGAACCGAAAGATTATGTGCCGAATGCATTGATTCAATCAAATTATAAAACACGGATTTATTCATTATTCAACACAAATGAGAAAATCGTGCAGTCAACCTATAGCGAAGATGAATGGAATTCCTATTTTGAAGCAGTGATCGAACCGATGGCAGAGCAGATGTCACAAGAATACTCACGGAAATTATTCAGTCGAAAGGAGTTGTCGCATGGGAATTACATATATTTTGATGCAGCAAATCTGACAACGGCAACGATCAATACAAAGTTGGCACTGCAGGCAATGGTTGACCGTGGGGCGCTGACACCAAACGAATGGCGGGCAACCTTTAATCTGTCACCGGTTGATGGCGGAGATGAGCCATTACGAAGACTTGATACTACAACCGTAACACAGGCAAAAAATTTGATACGGGGAATGAATAAAGACAATGCAGAAGATGTAGCAAAAAAGCTATTGAAATTGTTAGGAGGAGAAGTAAATGCCAAAACGAATTGACATAGTCGGACAGATAGTAGATTCGGGGAGCGGCTGGTTTTATGACTGGCTGGGAATGGAAAATACAACAGTTGCCAAAGTGAAAAAATCTCTTGATGAGGCAGCGGGTGAAGACGTTGATGTTTATATTAATTCGCCGGGTGGGATAGTTAGCGAAGGGGCGCAGATCTATTCCCTGTTAAGGGATTACGCAGGAAATGTCCATATAAAAATTACAGGCCATGCATGCTCTGCGGCATCAGTGATAGCGTCCGCAGCAGATTCAGAAATTAGTCCTGTGGGTGTATTTATGATCCATAATGTCCGCGCATGTGGAGATGGTGATTACCAGGATATGCATGATATGGGGGATGCGTTAAAAGCATTGAACCAGTCAATTATCAATGCATATATGGAAAAGACAGGGATGTCGGCGGACCAGCTGCAGGAAATGATGGACCATGAGACATATCTATCTGCAAAAGAAGCAGTAGAGAAGGGGTTCGTAGATCGAGTGATGTTCAGCGCTCCAAATCAGGTGTACATGAATGCGGAAAAGTCAATGATCCCACAAGAAAAACTGGCAGAATTAAAACAAATGATTTGTAAATCAGAGGCGAAAGCCAATGAGGACCAAATAAATGTAGCAAAAACAAAACTGAAATTATTAGGAATGAAAGGAATTTGAAAAAATGAACAGAAAAGAATACGAAAGAAAAAGAAATGAACTGTATGCGGAAGCACAGAACATGATTAACGAAGGAAAAATTGAAGAAGCGAATGCGAAGATGGATGAAATTAAGAACCTGGACGATGCATTTGAAGCAGCTGCAAAAGCACAGGCAAATCTGGAAGCGATGAATAGTGTACCTAATGGGATTACAGGTTATGCAGAAGATGAACATACTGATATGCAGCCGGAAGATATCTATAATTCTGTGGAATATAGGACGGCATTTATGAATTTCATGAATGGGAAGCCGATGCCGGTGAAATTTTCAAATGAAGCAGGCCCGGCAAAAACATCAGGGAACCAGGCTGTCATTAGCCCGGTAGTGGTGCAGAGAATCGTGGAAAGAATGGAAGCGATCGGAATGATCCTTCCGCTGGTAACACAGACATCTTTTGCACCAGGTGCTGTAGTACCAAAATCTGCCGTTAAACCGATTGCGACATGGGTAGCGGAAGGAAAAGGTTCCGACGTGCAGGGAAAAACAACGGATAAAATTTCTATTAATGGAAATAAGCTGCGGTGCGAAATTTCATTAACACTGGAAGCGGCAGTTATGAGCCTGGAACTGTTTGAGACACTTTTTGTCAAACAGGTAGCAGACGCCATGGTAAAGGCACTGGAAAATTCCATGCTCAATGGAACAGGATCGGGCATGCCGAAAGGAATTCTGAAAGAAACGGCGCCGGAAGGGCAGAACATTGACATTGCGAAAACAAAGTCTCTGGATTACGCAACACTGACAAAAGCAGAAGGTATGCTGCCGTTAGCATATGAAACAGGCGCAGTTTGGCTGATGACTAAAAAAACATTTATGGAATTTGTTGGGATGGTTGATAGCAATGGACAGCCAATTGCGCGGATCAATTACGGAATTAACGGGATGCCGGAACGGAGTCTTCTGGGCAGAAAGGTAATCTGCAACGATTATATGACATCAATCAACGCAACGTTGACACAGGATACAGTAGTGGCATGCATTTTCCGCATGGAAGATTATATGCTGAATACAAATTACGCAATGCGCGTATCCCAGAAGGAGGACTGGGACACAGAAGATCAGAAAACCAAAGCGGTAATGATCGCAGATGGTGAAGTGATTGATGTGAATAGCTTAGTGACACTTACAAAGAAAACGGCATAACGGAGGAAAAAGTGAATGTCAGTCAGTAACGAATATTTGAAATCGGCATTGAATTACTGTCGTGTTGATGATGAGGAAGAGGAGGAAATAAAAGGACTGACAGAAGCCGCCATACGAAAATGTGAGGTTGAAACAGGAAAAGAATTTATAGAAAAGGATCAACTGTATGCACTGGTAGTGAAAATGCTGGTGCTTGATTGGTATGATCATCGGGGATCCGTGACTACAGAAAATATACATGCGCTGCCGGTAACAATGGCAGCGCAGACCATCCTGGACCACATCGCATTATCATCGCTTTACAAAGCAAAGGAATTTGGAGGTGAGAGCGATGATGGTTAATGCGGGGCGGATGCGGCAAAAAATAACAATCCAAAGGATAACATATCAGGAAGATGAGCTAGAACAAAACAAACAGGGTTGGGAAGATTTCAAAACAGTGCATGCAGAGGTCAGGGAGCTTCGCGGTAGCGAATACTGGGAAGCAAAGAAACTGCGGCCAAAATCAACGTATAAAATCATAATTCGGTATCTGAAGGGAATATCGGAAGAAATGAGGATCAAATACGGTGGAAGGATATTCAATATCAAGGATATCAATGATGTGTACGAAAGGCATGAGTATATGGAACTGCAGTGCGAAGAAGAAAAGCAGACAGATGAGGTGAACGTCATTGAAAATTTATAAAGATTCCGGACTGCAGCTGATTGGATTTGAGGAACTACAAAAAGATCTGGCAGCAGCGGTGGAAGAAGCCCCAGTTATAGCCAAAGAAGAAATGCGAAAAGTAAGAAACAAATTTCTGCGAGATATCCGAAAAGATGTAAAAAGCCAGGTGGATTCGGATGACAATCTGACGAGCGGATTTTCGATGCCGATCTCCGGAAAGGGCATTGATCTGAAGGCAGAATTTTCCGGCGAAAAACATGGGAAAAATCCACACTGGCATCTGATTGAAGACGGGCACGTGATTGTAATGCCATACACAACAAGAGATCAATACGGAAGGAAAGTAAACCGTTCAGACGGTGGACGTACGAAAGGATTTGTACCAGGGATCCAGGCGGTTAAAAAGGAATCAGAGGAAATCGTACCACACTTAGAAGCAGCAATGAAAAGAGTGCGGGATAAATCGCTGGAGGGGCATAATTTATGATCACAGAGAAAACATTGAAAAAAGCGGTAAATGAGCTGCTAAAAGTCAGATGGCCAGATATTCGCCGGTATGGCATCGAGGTGACAGAAGGATATATACCGCCATGTTTTTTCGTAAACCTGTTATTGCTTTCAGAAGAAGATGCTGGTGCGAATACAGTATTGAAAAAGTATAACATGATGATCGATTATTTCCAAAAAGAAATCAATGAAACTGACCAGTATGAGAAGGTTGGCGCAATACGGAAAATGCTGACGAATGTGGGAAAGAAAAACCATAAGCATAGATTTGTATTGCCGGTGAAAGATCCGGATTCTGCACAGATGCGTTATTTAAAGGCAGATGGATTCACATATTCCTATATTGGGACTGCGAAAAACATATTGGAAATAGAGTTTGATTTAGAATATCACGATATGACAGCAGAAGCAGCACAGCTGCAGACTATGGAACATGTAGTAAATGAAACAAAATTAGAGTAGGAGGAGAATCATGGGATTACCATCAGTAACTGTGCTGTTCAAAGAGGCAGCAGAAACAACAGCAAATAGAGCAGAACATGGAGTGGTTGGGCTGATTTTAAAAGATACCGTACCTGATACAAATCCTGTAGTGGTATCCACACAGGCAGACATCCCAGGAACGCTATCAGCAGACAACCAAGACCAGATCAGGCTGGCTCTGCTTGGGTATGCAGAAGATCAACGGACAAGGAAAGTCGAGGCATACATTATTCCTAAGGCAAGCGAATCAGTGGACTATACAGACGCACTGGAATTCATGCTGTCTTCTGATGTGGATTTTTTAGCGATTCCATCAATCGCAGAGGATAATAAGACAGAAGAAGTTGTGAATTGGTTAAAATCGGAACGGGAAGAAAATAATCTATCAACTATACAGTTGGTACTGCCAGATACAAATTCTGACTATGTGGGAGTAATCAATTACGCTACAGATTCCGTTACAGACATCAATGGAAAGACATATACGGCAGAAAAATACTGCGCAAGGATCGCTGGACTGGTTGCAAGCGTCCCACTGAATGCGTCAGCAACATTCTGTACACTTCCG